GGTACCCAGTGTTTTGTTTTGCTTACGGTTGTAGTTTGCAATTGCCAGTGAGATCACACAGTCATCGTGTAACCCACTTGGATGGCCGTACCTGATGTTACGGGTCTTCGGATTATATTCATATGTAAACACTTCGAGCTCGCTTAAAAGCGGTGCAAATGTAGTAGCATCCGGTATACCAATGGTGTCCTCGTTCATGTCAAGTATTAAGCCTTCGATGATTTCATTCTTGGATTTACTTGTAGTCATAAAGGGATGTGTGTCAGCCCATTGTTGTTTGACTTGCTCGAAGATTACATCACCTATGGAGTTGACCTCTATCATTACTGTGGCGTTGTAACGCTTTACTCTTGTAATGATCTCTCTTGTCATTGTAGTCCACTCTTGTGCATTGGCTCTATAGATGTCAATGACTTTACCTTGCGCATTCATAAACGTGGCTACGGTGAAGTCTTCTTGCTTACCTAGATCTACTCCGCAATAGATCTTTGAGTTGTTCTGGCCCCATGTAGGCATTACATTACTCTGTAGGTTTGAGAAGACCTCACCTCCACTGTCAATAAATTTGGCTAGGTATTCTTGTTGGAAGACATTAGGTGGTAAGGTTCTCTTTGCATCTTCTATCTCTTCTGGGTTTATGTATGGTGTATCGTATGAACTACCTGTATATGCTTTATAGTTATCGTAATCGTTTGAGCGCGCGAGTTGGTATAACTCATGAAACCAGTTCTTGCCTTTCGGCGTAGAGATGAACAGGACTTTCTTACCACGTACTAAGAAGACTGGCTTGATCGCTTCCTTCCATGCATCCTCTTTCATAAAGGCAGCCTCATCTAAGATACCATAGTCTACTGTTAAACCTCTAATGTTATCATACTTCTCTGCTGATCTAAAGATGATCTCACTACCATTCTTTAATCTAATATAGTTATCTGAGTAGTTACAGTTTTTTACTATGCCTGATGAGCCGATGGCCTGCATTAGTTCTTTCTGTACCTTAGTAGTCTGCGAGTAGACTGGTGATACCCAGAGTACTTTCACTGGTCCGTTGTTAATCATCCAATACAGAGAGAGGTTGATCGCCATTAAGGACTTGCCAAACTGACGACCAACACAAGCAACATGGTATTTAGCTGAGCTGCCAATAATATCATTGACCATGTCTCTCTGTTTAGGATGTGGTGTAAAACCAGTGTAATTCATTTACTCGTCTATTCTGTTAACGTCATCATTTATATCAGGTCCGAATGAGAACTTAATATCTTTAAATAGATCTTCACCATCTTGTCCAGTGATTTCTTGTCTTGCTAACTTAGGTATAATATATTCAGATAGCTTTAGCATTAGATCCATTGCTTTTGCTGGATCTTCTTGTGCTGTTTGCATTAACCATCTATTCATATTCTCTAAGTTATCTTCTGTTAACTTTTGATAAGCTTCTCTAATAAGTTTTGTATTCTTATTCTTTGTGCCTTTTTTACGGCCGGCGCGATTGATGTTCTCATCGCCTCCTCTAAACTCTCCCATCTTCTTTAAGTGTTTTATTTAAGGTTTTAATTGTTTGTTTAGCTATCTCGAAAGACTTAGCCTTCATAGTAGCTACAGGGAAGTCATTCTCATTAAGAGTATACTTACCTGTCTTTGTTTCGTAAATTGTGTATGATTTCATATTCTATCTTTAATCTTTTTTTAATGTTAAGTACACAACGGCCACAAGACGACACAGGCTTGTTATCTCCAGTTATCCTGTTGTAAACATCATATAGCTCTTTGGCTTGCTCTTGTGTCATTCTAACGTTACCCAGTAATGTGTAATTGTTATGTAACCAGTCGTAATCTTCGTTTGTCATAATAGTATTTTTAAATATAATTCACTAATAATTGATGCTAGTGCTGCATATAAGATACCTTCGTATCCATATAGAAATATAAAAGGTCCGACATTTAACCAAAAAGTTAAACACATATTACATTTCATTGGTTTATCTGGCATCCAGTCAAACTGACTAAAGAACTCTGCACCTAAGTGACCAAGCCCTGCTGCTCCTAATATCATTAATATTAATTCCATATCTCCATTGTTTGTTTTATATAGTCTTTACATTCTTTTACTGCTTGACTAATAGTTGTACGTGGTATATTAGTTATACGTGATAGTTTAGAATAGTTTGGCTCTGCTAACCACATTTGAAATAGTTTAACTCTAAACCACTGTTCTATTGTATCTGCTTCCATATCTTCCATTATACCCTGGATTGATTCTATCTTTAAGTCCCATTCTATATCATAGTCTTCATCTGCTATTCTTTCTGCTGTTTTATCGTAAAGCTCATGCACGCGCCCAGATTGACGATATAACTTATGATAAGGTGATGTACCAGAATGAAAAGATCTATGAATGATACCACTTAAGAATAACATACCCTGACCTTTGTCTACTATCTCCTGTCCTCGCTTATGTTGCATAAACTGTTCTATAGCATAATGTGCTACATCTTCAGCCTCTTGCGATTTACATATACGTTTAGACATTAGTATAATTTTATCGTAGTTATTAGTCAGGAATGTATTCAAAGTAGTCAAATATATCTTTCATTATTGCACACTCTTCGTATGCTTCTTCGCGTAATGCGATAGAGTATCTAAATGCCATTAAGGCTAATGCCTCTTCTACATCATTCATACTCTCGTCTAAGTATTTCTCTAACATAATATCACGGAAGCTTTGTCTAGTCTCTTCATCTGCTTTAAAGTAAACACCTATTATCTTCCATGCCTTTTTCTTCATTGCTATCATTTCTTATACCCACTTCTACTAGTATAATTAAATACTTCTCTATCAAATCTATACATAGGTGTGTATGCAGGTCTACGTTCTTTATCTAAGCTTATATTATCTGGTTCTAATAAGTTATAGTTACTACAGCCCATTAGGTATGACCATCTAAGTTGTGCACCATGCGATGTTATTTTTACAATCTTTGTACCAGTTCTAATTGAATTCATATAAAATACAAAGTGTTCACGTGACAGTTTAGCTATCTTGCAACATTTTATATCTATGTGATTCATTAGTACTTCATGTATGTTGTTTTCTTCTCTATTAACTATACGTCTTATATCAGAACCGTATACATCTAATGGTTTACCTGTTAGACTATACTCAATAGATATTCTACGTAAGAAAGCAAATAACATGCAAATGCCTTCGTCGTCAGTGTTTACCCAGTTAGGTACTTTAATTTGTATCTCCATGTTATATTTATCCTCTTAACTTTTTCAACATATCTTGTACTTCAGGTATAGTCTTGTTCATTTGTAACTGAAAGGCAGCCATGTCTCTTTCCTTGTGAGGAAGACTTTTTAAATAGTCTTCCTTACTATAATACCCTTTAGGGGTATTGGCAGACTTTTTGTCCATATTGATACGGACTTTTTGTCCATATAAAGCTTTAAGTTTTTTACTAGGCATGTATTGATTTGCATTACGTTGATGTCTACCTGACTTAACAGTAATTAACTTAAGCTCTTGTAACTGCTTTATATCTCTCTGTACTGTTTTACCAGATACATTGATTAATTTACCAAGAGTACTGTAACCACCTATTAAAGGCTTACGGTCATGACTAAAAGATATTATGATATTAGCAAGGAGTAGTTGACTAGGTGATACGCCTAGTTGTACGAGTGAGTCTACTACTGCGTATTTAAGATATTTAATGTACATATTATTATATTTTATTATTATACGGACTTTTTGTCCATTGTTTCAGCGTATGCTCTAATAGGTCTTGCGACTCTACTTGGTGTAAACCCTAAACGTTGTTGTATTTGTTTACGAGATAGGCCATTAAGATGTAAATCTACAATCCATGCATCATGTTCTTGACGTGTCATTTCAGGTGGTAGTATACTCTGTTCACTAGGAGTCCATTCATTGTTATGTTTTCTTTGTAAGTATCTCCAACGATTCTCTTTATTTGTTACCCACTGTAGGTTCGTGTAGTGATTATTAGTCTTATTACCATCTAAATGATCTACTGTGATTTCTCTACCACTAGTCACACCGAATGGATTATTACAAAACATAATTGCTACAAGTTTGTGTACGTATTTGTTTAGTAAGTAGTTCGGAGATAAGGCAGCATATCTACTACCCTCGTGGCCGCCTGTTAGACTAACCTTAGGCCATTTAGTAGAATGGTTATAGTTATTAGTTATCTTTACTCTACCGTGGTCTGAGATCCACCAGTATCGTTCTCTGCTTGCTATAGCATTAACACCACCAGTCTTAGTAATGTCAAATTGTTTCCATTGTTCTTCCATAATTGTTTATTGTATATTAGTTATATGTTATATATCCCCTTTGTTTTAGAAAAAAGTCGGATTCCTATAAAAGGCCGAAGGGCCCTCGAATGAGGACCCTTCTAAATATAATAAAATAAACAACCATTATGAAATGGCTATGCGAGGATTAATGACAAACCTCAGGTATTATATATCGCTATATAATTTTGTTTCAGGATTACTCTGCTTTTAATGCTTCAATTTCAGCGTATACTTTTAATAGCTCTTCTTCTTTACTAGCTATTTGTGCATCAACATCTATTTCAACCTGTTCTGTTTTAACTAAAGTAGCAACTCCGTTGTTACTAATGTATTCTTCTACTGTTTGTGTTTTCATATCTTAATTTATTTATATTAATTAAATCCACATCACCATTAGTGGATTACTAGTTTGTGCTCCGTATGTAACGTTAGCTGTTGATTTATCACCAATTGTTGCTGGTAATGCTACACCCGGAGCAACTCCAGGTTTTACTGATGGAGACATAGCTCTGTAGTAAGTAGTATTTTGCATGGATCCACCCCAACCAGAGAATACTGTTTGTGACCATCCTCTCATTCCAATTGCATTATCAGATCTAAATGCTAAGACTGCTATCTGACCATTAACTTTACCACTAGGCATTGTAAATGGAGTACCTAAGGTAATGATTTTATCTCCAGTAGTTGAACAATCAACTGTACCTAATGAAAGTAATCGATCTTTAACATATATGAAACCATCAGAATCTACATCTGTATCATAAAATGCAACTTCTGCTGTTCCGCCTGCTAAAGCACCAGACACTGAAACTAATAATTTAGAAATAGTATTACCTTCTGCAAGTGGAACTAGTTGCCACATTGCAGCATCATTATTTTGACCAGCAGTTGTACTACCATAGCCTGAAAGCATTTGATTAGTTTTAAACTGTTGAGTAGTAGTTTCATTATATGGTACTACACCTTTCATAGCACTTGCTCCTATTGCAGAGAATGCTTGTGCTGCACCACCACCACCGCCTGATGGTGTGTTAATCCATGATAAGTTACCTGAACTATCAGCCTCTAGTATCTTTGTACCTGCTGACTGTACGTTAGGAAACTTAAGTGAGTATGTTGCTCCACCTGCGTGTGCTGGTCCTTCTAGTGTTACGTTGTGTGCTCCTCCTGCATCTTCACAGTATAACTTTAATTTACCAGCATCAGTACCGTCACCTTTAATATCAATTTGATGAGCTGATACTTCAGCAGCGTTTGTCATATCTACGTTAGTTGTTGGTGCTCCAGGATAAGGTAGACCAAATTCATATGTACCATCAGAAATATTACATGTACCTGATAGGGCATTTACAAATGTTACACCAGTTAGAGATAAATTCGCTGAGTCAAGATTGATTGATCTAGTAGCTGAGGTAAGGTTAACAATGTCACCAATACCTATACCTGTACCATCACCAATAGAGATAGGTAACTCTGTACCGTCTCCGTATTGTAGTTTTACAGGTGGAAATGGTGCAGCACTTGTATTATTTGCTGTTTTAATCAGTCCTTGGTATGACTGATCTATTTGTTCGTTTTGTAATGAAGCCATATTATTCGTTTTCTAATTTTAAGGCTGCAAGCTCTACTTCTAATGCAGCTATTTCTTTTTCTATTCTTTCGATCTCAGAGATGTTTTTCTCATCATCCGGTACTCTAATTATGTTACCGTCTTCGTCGTTTATATATTTTACGTATCCGCTCATAGTCTTAGTTTATTTTTCTAATTAATGTACCGGCTGTACTATAAGAACCTGTAGTTGAGTCACTCCATAATTGATAGTAGATGTACTGATCGTTTGCCCAGTTAATATTATATGTTACTGATGGATCTGAAGATTGCTCAGCATTTACATCATTCGAACTTCCATAAGGCATTAAGAATGTTCCACTAGAATTAATATACATTTTTCTACTATAGTAAATACTTTTACGTGAGTTAGGTGATTGCGCTTGTCCCATTGAAAAGTTGTTACCACTTGCAGGTGCTTGACCTACTGTTTGTGCTGTATCTGAAATCCATATAGATGAATAACCCCAGTTATTTAAACCGTCTCTATATTCTATATCATTCATTTCAATTACATCACCTGTAGTAAATGAACCACCTGGAATTGTAAAAGTAGAGTATACTAAATCATTCGCAACGTGTGTGCTTGTAGACCAGTTAGTACCTCTAAAAGATACAATACCTCCACCGCCACCACCTGCAGCCCAACCGTAGTCGTAGTCTGTACCAGTAGTTTTAGTTAATACTTGACCAGATGTTCCTCCAGTCGGTGCTAAACCGTCTAGACCTGATACAGTTGCTCCTGATAAGTCTAAAGGACCTGCAATTGTATTAGTAGTAGGATTTGTTACAATGTAGTTACTACCTGCACCAACCCCTGCATTATTTGCATCTACTACTAAATATTGTGATGCTGTAGCATCATCTAATCTAATACCAACATCTTTTATTTCAGTACTACCTCCGCCAGCGGCGTATTGTTTAAAGTACTGTGTACTGATATTACTACCTAGTTGTAGTTCAGTCTGTGACATTTTTATCATACTGCCATTACCTGCACCATCTGTTATCGCATTGAAGCCATTGGCTTGTAAAGCAGCATTATCACTTGTTTTAAGTAATCCAAGGTATGAACTTTGGATTGGATTTCCTGTTAATTGAGCCATATTATCTCTTTTTTAATTTTATATTGATTCCCAGTTATCTGGTTCTGATTCCCAGTTATCACCGGCACCTTCCCATAATACTTGAACTGGCGGTGCTGCACAAGGTGAAGTGGAAGACCACACTCTTGTTTCTACACCAAAGTTATTTTGATTACCTCCCCAAGTACATGGATTAGCTGGTGCTCCACCATTACAAGCGTTATCTGCTATTGCATACCACCATGAACCATTCTCTGGTGCACCTATACTATAATAATTAGCTAAGGCAATAACCCATGAGCTATTTACTGGTTGTGTTACACCTAATTGGTAACATAATGTTTGTAACCACGAACCATTTACAATGGTTGTAGCGCCTAAATAAATTGCGTATGCAGAAATCCAACTACCATTGGTAGGAGTAGTTACTGCACCGCCTGAGGCACATTCTACGTAGTCTTTTAGTACTGATTTTATATCCATCTACTTAGAAATATAATTTTAGTTAGAGTTGTTTAATTTCTTAAGAGCAACTTTTAGTTTTTTAATATTCTGCTTAGTCGCCGACGATTGTCGTGGAAGGACCACAGTCCGAACAGTTTCCGTATTTCTCTTCATAATATCTTAAATTTGAGTGAGGTACTACTAATCCGCTAAAATAAGGATTAGATTTATCTGGTGTCATTCCGTCTGTACCTGGATTCGTATAATCTGCAAACATACTTGGATTATCAAAAAAGAATTTGATTAATCTTTTATTGTAAAATTCTGCAGTATCTAATGTCGATTGTCTAATATATTGTAATTCATCTAACGTAGTAGGTGAAGTCTCTTCTGTGGTGCCATTCAGTATGCCCTGGTTAGCTATCTTATACTTAATGCTTGGTAACATTAAATACAGACTATATTGCATTAGAGTTGGCCCAATGTAGTCATTAAGCAATGTCTTCTCATCAGCTGTTAAGTCATCAGCAATTACACCTGCTTTAAGTCTATTGTATAATTTAGTACCTAAAGTAGCCTGCATGTAAATGTCTTGCGCCTGTATAATAAATGGAGTAATCTCATTCATACGAACATTGTCGTCTAACTGAGTCCATTGTTTCATTCTTTGTTCTGATACCAGTAATGCTGTATTTGCCATATTAGTCGTTTGCTATGTTTGTTATATCTTCTTGTAAAGCAGGATCATCTGCTTCAGTTCCGATTATCATTGGTACTGGCTCTACTTCTAGTTTAACATTAAAACCTGCAAGACTTAGAATATAACCGTATGTATCAATAATTTTAGATTGTTTAGGTCTTACTACAGTATTCATAAAGTGTGAGTAAGATGTAATGATCTCGTCTGAGTTACTAGAGAAACCTGCACCATCTTTAATACCTAAAAGAAGTGGAGAAGTAATACGGTGTGCAGTTAAGATTCGTGACGTTATTCTTTGTTCGAGCGTCAAGTAGTAATCATCGTTAGCATTCTCGATTGGTGTCACCTGCAGTTCTTTACCTGGCTCAGAAAAAGCCAAGAAGAATCTACCAGCATTCTCTTCTCCACTGAATGTATCTTCTATTTCTCTATAAATATCTCTACGTTCTTCTGGATTTGGTATTCCGTTTCTGAACTGGACGAACATACTTGGTGCGAGTCCATTAGAGATGTTTGCGTTGTGGAACCTAGACACCCTCGCATCAAGCTGAATATCATTAACACCACCAATATAAGCGGGTAAAGGATAGATCTCTTGACCTGGGTTGTAGTTTTTACAATAATAGATTTGACTTGCGCTATCTTTCTTAGTATCAGTTGGATCATAACTTTTATATTCTACTGGCTTATATTTTCTGATCTGTGACCAGTCAGATGAATAATAGTAACTATGTATCTTGTCTTCTTCATCTGGCTTGCCTGATCTTACGTTTGCAAATGGTAAGTGGTAAATTTCAGCAATTCTAGTGCCTTCTTTATTCCATATAATATTTAGTGAATAACCACCAAATAGGGTGTAGTCTAAACTGATTCTAGAGAATATCTCGTCAATAGTATCTCCATCAGTGTTAATGTATTCTCCGCCATAGTCTACAATACCTTCTCCAAAGATACCATCTTTAATAGCGTCAATACATGTATGATTCATTGCAGAACTATCGTATAAGCCAATTAGTTGCTGTGGGAATAGATTGTCTACACCAAACTTAATGTAGTCTTTTCCTCTTTGTTCTTGGATTACAGGTAAGTCTAGCGCTTCGAATTTGCTACCTTTAATACTATATAATCCTTCTGGGTTTGTGTTTCTCATATTATGTTTTAATAATTTGGTCTAAAGTATGTATCTGCCTCACGGTTCTCGTTATCTGAGATATAATCAACCGTACCAGTATCACCTCCAGGCTTTGTAATTATTTTTACAATGTCAGTATAAGGACCTAATGCCCATGTATAATAACCATTATAGTGTTTATCTTCAAAATCTGCTGGTAAGTCTACCATAAATTCTGCGTATCTTGAGTTTTCGCTAACAATTGACCAGTTACCAGATGTTACAGTTACTAGTATTTCTTGTGAATATTGTGACTTAAGCGTGAATGTGTCGTTAAGATCTAGTGCTGAAGTAGGATTATTAATGAAAAAGAATGCTTCTTCTGCTGTTATCGTTGTCGTCATACTGTATAATGTGTGTTTCTACTTAGAAATATAAAAAGACTACAAGTTGTAATTCAAAAAAAAAGAGACCCGTTAAGGTCTCTTTCTTATTTATATAATAGTGTCGATTATTAAGCCTCGACGATACTACCAGTAACTTCAAATGATGGAGATTCTTCCATTCCAGAAATTGTTAATTCATATCCGTTTCTGTCACCATAAGCGGTACCAGATATTGATGAACCTGCTGTCATGAATGCACCTCTTTCAACACCAACGCTAAAGTACTTATCGTTGTTGTCCTTAAATATTACAACCATATTCGTTGCCTGAGCCATCAGTAAAATCTGATCTCTCTTAGCAGCTTCCATTTTGTTGAATATCATTGTAAGAGCTTGGTCATAAAATACAGTACCATTCTCTTGAGATACATTTATAGTTTCGGTAAATGAACTAGTTTGTCTTGGAACGTCAAAATCAAAGAAGTCACCAGGTACAAGGGCTGAACCACCAACAGTAATTGCTGAGATAGTTCCTGAGGATTGTGTAATAGATTCAACTGGTCCGTTAGCGATAAAGATCTTATCAATACCACCGTTAGAGTCGTTACAATCTAGAGTAAACCCTGCTGTTAAATTGCTACATGCCATAGTTTATACTTTGTTTTTTTAGTTAAAACTAAGGCCCGAAGGCCCTAGTTATTGAATTATGCTAATCCGTTTGTACCGAATTGATCTACTTGAGATACGGCTACACCTAATCTCCATTTAGCGATGAATTTTACAACATCTTGTCCTTTGTCAAAAAAGAACTGTACTGTTGACATGTCATCTTCTAAACCTGTACCTGCTACAATCATTGAAGATGGTCCGCAAGCCACGTAATCGCTACCTGTCAAACCTGACGTTTTTACAACTGTTACGTTAGCTCCTGGTAATTCGAAAGATCTACCGTCTCCTTGGTCATAGTGGTAATAGTTTTGTGCAACTAATGCTCTTCTTAAAATGTTAAAATTCGCGGGACTCATTATCATAATTAAATCGTCACGATCTTTAGATGCTTCGTTAACTGCGTCAAAGATATTTAACGCTTGCTCTACTGCATTAGCTAATGTAAATGCTGCTGGAGCTGCAGATACTGTTGCACCGTTAGCGCCAGTTACTTGGTCTTTAATACCAGTTCCAGTACCGTCACCATCGATTAAGTAAGACTCGTTATATTTAGAGATTCTCTTCACGTAGTAATCAGCGATTACTTCTTCGAAAGGAACACTCTCTTGGTTTGCTGCCGCAGACATTCTCTGGCTTAACCAGTATTGTCTAAGGTCTTCTGGACATAAGTCCATTTTTACTTGTTTGTCTCTAATAGTAATGTCTACTTGTGAAAAATCTACATCACCTGAAGGATTCCACCCACAAGCTAGGTCAGCGACGTTTAAGTCACCGCTCATAAGATTTAGTGCTACAGTTCCAGCAGAAAGTCCTGATCTTAAGTCTACATAAGACATTAAGTCAGTTTCTAATACTGCCTTTGCAATTAAATCTTGGCTAGTTTCGTCGGTATAAACCGACAGTGCTGTTAAATCAAATGCCATAATAAATTGTTTTTGTTTTTAATTGTTTTTGGTTATTTCTTGCTGTTACGTAAAGAAACAAGTCTTTCAAATCTTGCTTCAGCTGTAGTAGCTCTGTTTTGTGCCTCTTGTGAGAAGGTGTTGGCAACCTTTTTTGCTGCAGGTTCATCTGCAACTTCGTTAAATCTTGAAGTTAAAACACTAAGTTCTTCTTTAAGTTCTTTAATCTCTTCAGTGTAAGGCTCTAACATACCAGCGATACCTTCCAGTAACCCTTCTACGTCAAAATCTTTTTCTTTTACAATTACTTCTTCTTCCTCTTCGAAAGATTCTTCAGCTTCAGATACTGACTCTTCAGAGCCTTTTTCTTCAACGTTAGTAATTTCACCAGATTCACCTACAGTGATTAATAAACCATCAGTTGTTTCGTGTTTGCCTTCCGGCGCGAATGGATCTTCTGATGCACCTTCTCCAGCTCTTACAAATAAGATTGCTCCTGCTTGTAATTCACCTTCAGTGTACACTTCTGTTCCATCAACTAAAGTAGCCTCCGCCATTTTAGTTTCCACAACTTCTTTAACTTCTTCAGTAGCAGCGCCGAGCATTACTCGTAGCTTGCTAATTGCGTTTGCGACTGTCATATACTGTATAAGTTTATTTAGTTTAATCAGACCTATGCCTGACACTTAGAAATATGTATCTGAAACAAATTGACAGAAGTTAGTATAATGAGT